GTATGAAAGAAGGCGGCATGGCAGACATGGCACAAGATAAAAAAATGGCTAAAAAAGCTATTGGCATGCACGATAAACAAATGCACGGCGGCAAGAAAACTGATTTAACTAAGCTTAAAAAAGGCGGTATGGCTAAAGGCTGTGGTTATGCTTCAGGCGGTAAAGTAGCTCAATTATCAAAAGCTAACGGTATTGCTAAACAAGGTAAAACTAAAGGCAAGATTTGCTAGGAGAATAATATGGCTAAGAAAGACGATTATTTAGAAGGTTACGGACAAGGACTTAAAAGAGGTAAAGAAGGTCCTATTATGGGATCTATTAACAAAGCTTTAGATGCTGCTCTTGGTAATCCTCACGAAAGTGCTAGACGTGGTTTAGAACAAGGCTATGCTGAAATGAAAGCAGCTAAAAAAATGGAGTCTTCTAAAGGTATGAAAAAAGGTGGTAAGGTAAAAACTAAATGCATGGCTTCAGGCGGTAAAGTAGCTCAGTTAGCTAAAGCTAATGGCATTGCCGTAAAAGGTAAAACTAGAGGAAAGCTCTGCTAATAAATGCCAGTAGATTATAGTCGGTACGAACCCGACTGGGTTAAAGAGTTTAAACGATGTGAACAATGGTTAGAGGATGCTCTAGATTATGCACATGGCACGTTTGATATACAGAATGTTTTTGAAGATGTAATGAATGGTAATGCACAATTCTGGCCGGGTAAAAACTCAGCTGTAGTGACACAAATTGTAGATTACCCGAAGAAGAAAGTAATACACTTCTTCCTAGCTGGTGGTGATATAAAAGAGCTGCAAGGTATGGAACCTGGTATTATAGAATGGGCAAAGAGTCAAGGCTGTGAAGTTGTTACTTTATCAGGTCGACCCGGCTGGACTCGAAGTTTTTTAAACAAAATAGGATATAAATGTACGCAAGTACAAATGTACAAGGAGATATAATATGGGTATGGGCTCACCACTTAGAACAAAACCAGGATCAACAGTTCCACCACAAGGCGGCAAGGGCGGAGTTGGCCCAACACCACAAGTTCCACCACAAGGCGGTAAAACTCCAATTACACTTCCTCGAGGAGTAGGCGATGTATTTCCAACACCACAAGTTACAGGATACCCTCCAGTTCCAGCACAAGGCGGTAAAGGTGGAGTTCAACAACCAGGACAAGTTCTTACACCTAATTATACCAATCCAGATAGGGCACCAAGTCGATATGGTAATTACGGATTTGATCCAGGTTTACAATCATATTTAGATAATCAATATAGTGCATCTACTATGGATGCTGGTACTAACTATCAATACGACCCGTCAACCCAAACATTTACTGGCTCAACAATGTCGGGAAGATATAACCCAATACCATTAAGCGTAATGCAACAAGCCGCTGGTGGTAATAGAGATGTGTTAAATCCATACTTCCAATCTAACTTTCCACAACAACCAACTCAAGTTCCAGCTCAAGGTGGTAAAGCACAAAAAGGTCAAGTTCCCGTCGACATGAGACCTTTTATTAGTAACTTGCCACAACAAAAAACATACGGATCAGTCCAAGAACAAAACGATGCGGCTGCTCGAGATCGCGCTGCTAGAGGAATAGCAGGACAAGGTAATGATATGAGGGATTTAATGCCTCAAATACCAAACATGCTTTTTGGCTATGGCGGTGGGGGTCAACAACCAGCTCCAGTAATGCCAGCACAACCACAACCTAGTAACGCTACAACTATGCTTGCAAAAATGCTTAATGATCAAAATCGTGCTCGAGCAAGTCTACCACCACAGCCAGTAAAACCAGCGCCACAAGGTTTAGCGCAGATACAACAATTCTTAAAGCAGCAAGAAATGTTAAAGGGTAGAAGATAATGAGACCTTCACGCGGAATGGGTGCTATAAAGAAAACTAAGATGCCTAGTGCTACTGAGAATACTATGCCTAAAGGCGTGGTTAAAAAACGTCGTGACAACACAGACTTTACTCAGTTTAAAGACGGTGGACCTGTAGGACTTTATGCAAATATAAATGCAAGAAAAAAGGCCGGTACTTCACGCTCTAAATCAAAGTCTACAATATCACCTAAAGCGTATGCAAACATGAAGGCAGGGTTTCCTAAAGGGAAAAAATAATGGTAGATAAAACTACAGGAGTTTCGGATTTTAATTTAGATTTAAATAATCTAGTTGAAGACGCATTTGAAAGATGTGGTCAAGAACTTCGTACGGGCTATGATTTAAGAACAGCAAGACGTAGTTTAAACTTAATGACAATCGAGTGGGCTAATCGAGGTATTAATCTTTGGACAGTAGAACCAGGTCAAATCGCGCTAAATCAGAATCAAATTATGTATGCTATACCTGTCGATACTATTGATCTTTTAGACATGGTGACACGCACTCAAACTGGAGCAAACCAACAAGACATTAATATTAACCGTATTTCCGAATCGACCTATATTACAATACCTAATAAAAATGCTACAGGCCGTCCAATCCAAGTGTGGATTAATAGACAAAGTGGTCAAGAGAACCCAACAGATATTACATTAAATGAAACGTTAACTGCTACTGCATCAACAGCGGCAAACCCACAAACTATTACATTATCAAGTACTGTAGGTTTAGCTCAGTTTGGCTTTATTAAAATTGGTACTGAGACTATTCAGTATGGTGGCGTTAGTGGTAACGATATTACAGGATGTATTAGAGCCGTAAATAATACTACATTAGCTACTCATGCAATTGGTGATAGAATCTACATACAAAATTTACCTACCATTAATGTATGGCCAGCACCAGAGCAAAGTAATTTTTACACATTTGTATATTATAGAATGAGACGTATTCAAGACGCAGGTAACGGGGTTAATGTACAAGATATTCCATTTAGATTTATACCTTGCATGGTTGCAGGACTAGCTTCTTATTTAAGCATTAAATTACCTAATGTAACTCCAGATAGGGTTTCATTTTTAAAAACTGAATACGAGCAATCATTCCAATTAGCAGCAGATGAGGATAGAGAAAAAGCATCTATAAGGTTTGTACCAAGAGATTCTTTCTATTATATGTAGGAGCTTAAATGGCTGATGTTGCGGAAATAATTAAACGATTAAATTTAAATGCTGGTGGAACAAAGTCAGATGATGTTACTTCTGTAGGCGGAAGATTAGGATATATACATCCTCTTAATAAATCGTCAAGTATTGAAGTTGGTGCGTCTGGGCATTATGCTAAAGGCAAAGGTTTTAAAGATGCAGGTATTGATCGAGGTGATGTTACTTATTCTAAAGAGTTTGAAAACAAACACAAACTAAGAGCTAGTTTAGGTGGTGATGCTAAAGGTGTTGACGAAGGTATGGTTACATATGAAATACCTTTTAAAAAAGGTGGCAAAGTTAAAAAAGCTTTAGCCCCTAAAGTTCGAGGTCATGGCATTGAAAAGAAGGGTAAGACCAAAGGCAGGTTTGTTTAATGCCAATTAAGTATTCAAGTGGTAAAAATGCTATATCACAATGTGATCGTTGTGGGTATAGATTTAAACTAAGTCAGCTAAGACGCTTAGTTATTAAAACAAAAAATGTTAATATACTAGTATGCCAAGAATGCTGGGAACCGGATCAGCCTCAATTATCACTAGGTTTATACCCAGTGAACGATCCGCAAGCAGTAAGAAATCCAAGACCTGACTTAGGGTATTATCAATCAGGGTTAAATGGGTTACAAACGATTGCTCAAACAGGCCCATTACAAAGTGAAACAGGCATACCGTTATTAGGTAGTCGAGTTATACAATGGGGTTGGAATCCTGTAGGCGGATCAAGAGCGAACGATGCTGGATTAACGCCGAATGATTTAGTAGGAATAGGTAATGTAGGTACAGTAACAGTAACAACAACTTAAGGAGAAGTATATGGGATTCAGATCAGCAGCAGACGGAATTACTAAACAAGGTAAAACTAAGGGTAAAAACTTAGGTAATGACGGCGCTACAGTAGGCATTAAATCAGGTCCAAAACATGCAGGTTCTAAAGGTGGTAAAAAGAACATTGACATGAAAACTATGGGTCGTGGTATGGCTAAAGTTGCAGCACAAAAAAAGGGGTAATAACATGGCAAAAGATAATAGACCAGCAGCACAATCAACAGGTACTGAGTTTTTTCCTGCCGATACTGCACAACCATTAGAAAAGTATGTACAACCAAGAGTAAATCCAAATAGTACAGACATTCATTTCAGTCAAGATCCTAATAAATTAAGATCACAAGAAATTAGTAAGCAAACAGGCGTGCAACGTGTAAGCGTAGGCGATCCTGCTCGTGGACCTAAAACTGAAGGCATTGAAATTCGTGGTTGCGGTGCGGCTACTAAAGGCACTAAAGCTAGAGGCCCAATGGCGTAATAAATGAACTACACTCAGTTAGTTGCAGAGATACAAAGTTATGTAGAGGATCAGTTCACTACTACAAATATTGACACGTTTATTACTCAAGCTGAACAAAGGATCTATAATACAGTCCAATTACCAGCGTTACGTAAAAATGTAACAGGTAGTTTGACAGCAGCTAATAAGTATTTAGCTATACCGACTGGTTGGTTATCTACGTTCAGCTTAGCTGTAATTAATGCGGATAATGAATACTTATATCTTTTAAACAAAGATGTGAACTTTATTAGACAATCGTTTCCTGACACAGACTCAGATTTTTATGGTGTGCCTCAATATTATGCGGTATTTGATAATAGCACTTTTATAGTAGGCCCAACACCCGATGCTAATTATGATGTTGAGTTACACTACTTTTATTACCCTGAGTCTATTACAACAACTATATCAGGTACAACTTGGTTAGGTGATAACTTTAGTTCTACTTTATTATATGGCTCATTATTAGAAGCTTATACCTTTATGAAGGGTGAGGCGGATGTTATTGCACAATATCAAAAACGATATGACGAAGCAATGTTCTTACTCAAACAATTAGGCGATGGTAAAGATAGACAAGATGCTTATAGAAGCGGACAAGTAAGGTACCCAGTGCAATGATTTTAGGACAAGCACAGACCACAACGTTTAAACTAAACTTACTTAAAGGTTTAGAGAATTTTTTTACAGGTTCACCTTATACGTATAAAATAGCTTTGTATAACGCGGTAGCTACTATTAATAGCGAAACAACTGCATATACAACCCAAGATGAAATTACAGGTACAGGCTACATAGCTGGGGGAGAAACACTGTTCCCTACAGTAGGTAGTGATGTGAGTAATAATACGGCTTATGTAACATTTGCTAATGTAACCTGGAACCCTGCAAGCTTTTCTGCAGCGGGAGCCTTGATATATAATAGCACTACAAATGCATCAGTCGCAGTACTAAGTTTTGGTGGGCAAAAAACAGCCTCTACAACATTTACAATAGAATTTCCAGCAGCTACATCAACTACTGCTGTATTACGAATTAATTAAGGAGAAATCATGCATAAAGAAACAGGCGGATTTGGTGATAGCGCTACCATCGCATTAGCTACCGGAGCCCAAAACAACGAGATACTAGGCATTCATGGTCATTACCATGTAGCATGCCGTGACAAAGACGGTAATTTAAAATGGGAAGAAAACTTTCCTAACTTAGTAAATGCGGTAGGTAAAGAACTTATGTTTAATACATTACTTCGTACATCTAGCACATACACAACAGTAGGGCCTTTCTTAGGTTTAATTGGTGGAGCTGCTCCAACATTTGGTACAGGCTCAGATACTGCAACATCACACGCTGGTTGGACAGAGTTTGTTAACTACACAGTAGGTGGATCAGCAGTACGCGGCACAGCTGTATTTAGTGCAGCATCATCAGCAGGATCAACTCCAACTAACGTAACAACATGTACAGCGTCACCGATTACATACACTATTACAGGTGCTGGTGGTACAGTGAGTGGATGTTTCTTAGTAACGGGTGCTGGTGCTGTAGATACACAAAGTAATACAGGCGGCGTATTATATTCAGCAGGCGCATTCGCAGTAGCAAAAGTTACTACAGTTGGCGATACAGTAGCAGTTACATACTCAACTACCGCTACAAGCTAAGGAGTCTTAAATGGCTCTTGTGCTAAATGACCGCGTTCAACAGACGGGTACAGCTAACACCACAGTTAGTTTTACCCTAAGTGGTTCCGTTACTGGGTTCCAATCTTTTGCCGTGGTTGGCAACGGAAATACAACCTATTATAGCGCAACAGATGCCTCAGGTAACTGGGAAGTAGGTATTGGCACTTATGCAACTTCTGGCCCTACATTAACTCGTACTACAATCTTAGCTTCAAGTAATTCTGGAAGTGCTGTTACTTTCTCTGGTGCTGTTAATGTCTTTGTTACATACCCCGCTGAAAAATCAATTAACTATGATGCTAATGATGTTGCAACCATAGGTCAAACATTAGGTTATGCTGATACAGGGATTATTGGGTCTTTTGCGTCTACTGTTGCTGGCTATAATCAAGTTGTTGTTCAGAATAAAAGCACTGCTACAAACGCTTCATCTAATTTTAATGTATCTAATGATGCAGGTACAGCAGGATCCAACTATGCTGAATTAGGTATTAATTCATCTACCTTTGTTGGTACAGGCTCATTTAATATTGCAGGGGCATCCTATGTAGCTTCCGCTTCTACTGATTTAACACTTGGTACTTACGGTGCTTATAGTATTCACTTTGTAACTAATAGCAATACAACTGATGCGATGACTATCTATAATAATGGTGGTGTTTCATTAGGCACATTCGGAAACCCAGGCATCAATAATTTAGCAGCGAGTAAGTTTGTGCCTGGATATACAGCGGTTACCTCAGCGGCGGGTACTACAGTTTTAACAGCAGACTCTAATTACTATCAAAATCTAGTTGGAACTACAACACAAACATTTCGATTACCAGACGCTACAACATTATTAGTTGGTACTACATTTATTTTTGATAATAACTCTACTGGTGTATTAACTATTGTTGATAATGCCTCTGGGTCTGTTGACACACTAGCTAGTGGTGCTGCAGGTTTTGTATACCTAGCGAATAATAGCACTGTTGCAGGTAGTTGGAACAGACACTCATTTCTCCCAGTAACGTACGATTTTAATTTAACAACAGCTAACTTTGGTAACGCTACTATTACAAACGCTTTATGGAACGGCACTACTATTGGAACTGCTTATGGTGGTACGGGGTTAACTACTTTTGGCGCAGCTAACTACGCTCTTTACTCAACATCAAGCTCAGCTTTAGTTGCAGGTACATTACCTATTGCAGCGGGTGGTACAGCGGCTACTACGTTTACAGCTAACGGGGTTTTATATGGTAATGGCACATCTGCACTAGGTGTGACAGCAGCTGGTACTACAGGCCAAGTTTTAATAGGTAATACAGGTGCTGCTCCGTCATGGGGGACAGTATCAAGTTCATTAGTTAGCTCATTTAGTGCAGGTACAACAGGGTTTACACCGAATACTGCAACAACAGGCGCAGTTACTTTAGCGGGCACTTTAAATGTGGCAAATGGTGGTACAGGAACTGCTACAGCGTTCACTCCAGGTTCAGTTGTATTTGCTGGCACTTCAGGTACATACACTCAAGACAATGCTAACTTTTTTTGGGATGACACTAATAATAGATTAGGTATAGGTACTGCAACACCAAACCAATCTTTAAGTATTTTTAACGCTACAAACGCTACATTAGTTGTTACGAGTGAGTTCTTGACTAATATTGTTTCTGCTAGATATTCTACTGATTCTGGGTCACCATTTATTACATGTAGAAAAGGTAGAGGCACAGCAGCTTCTCAAACAGCTGTTGCTTCTGGTGACCAACTTGGCTCTTTACTTTTTCAAGCATTTGGTGGAACAAATAATAGAAACATCTCTTCAATTTCTGGTTTAGTAGACACATATACATCAGACACAAATATATCAAGTTTATTAACATTTGGCACTTCACCTTCTGGTTCAGCAGCAGCTACAGAACGTATGCGTATTACTTCTGCTGGAGGTATATCTTTTGGTTCATCTGGTACAGCTTATGGAACGTCTGGTCAAACTTTAATTTCAGCAGGAAATGCCCCACCAACATGGGGAACATTAGGCCCTACATCAGGCGGTACAGGATTAACTGCATACACTACAGGCGATATTATTTATGCATCGGCTACAAACACTTTATCTGCATTGGCAGATGTAGCAACAGGTAATGCATTAATTTCAGGTGGTGTAGGTGTAGCTCCTTCATGGGGTAAGATTGGTTTAACTACACATATATCCGGCACGCTTCCAGTAGCTAACGGAGGTACAGGACAAACAACATATACTAATGGCCAACTTTTAATTGGTAACACTACTGGTAATACACTTGCTAAAGCGACATTAACACAAGGTACAGGCGTTACTATCACTAATGGCGCAGGGTCTATAAATGTTGCAATTGGTCAAGCAGTATCTACTTCATCTAATGTTCAGTTTGGTTCATTTGGTGTAGGTACAGTGGCTTCAGGCACAACAGGTGAAATTCGTGCTACTAATAACGTGACTGCATTTTATTCATCCGATAAAAAATTAAAAGAAAACATCAAAGATGTAGAAAATGCTTTAGAAAAGGTATGTGTTATTGGCTCAAAAACTTTTGATTGGACAGATGATTATATTAAAGAGCATGGCGGTGAAGATAGCTACTTTATACAAAAATCAGACTTTGGTGTTATTGCTCAAGATGTGCAAACAGTATTTCCTCAAGCAGTTAGAACAAGAGATGATGGTACTTTAGCAGTGGATTACGAAAAATTATCTACACTTGCTTTCGGAGCAATTAAGGAATTAGTAAAACGTATTGAAATATTAGAGGCTAAATAATGGCACTTAATACCTCAGGGCCAATTAGTTTAAGCGGGGCTACAGTAGGCCAGTCTATTAGCCTTGAATTAGGTTTCAGCGCTACTACAACGCAAAATTTAAATAATGCTGGTGTTAGAGCATTAGCAAACGTTCCTAGCGGCGTAATTACTATGCCTACTGATTTTTATGGCAGACAAACTATGCAATATTTAGTAGTAGCTGGTGGTGGTGGTGGGGGTGTTGCACATGCAGGTGGTGGTGGTGCAGGGGGTTATTTGGAGGGTACTTCCTCTTTACTTAAGTCACAAGTATATACAATTACAGTAGGCGGGGGTGGCGCTGCTGCTACTGGTAGAACTGTTAATGGTTCAGATGGTACTCTTTCATCAATTGTAGGTACTGGGCTAGCTACAATTACTGCTACAGGCGGTGGTGGTGGCGGCAGCGAATATAAAGTAGCAAATAATGGTGGCAGTGGGGGTGGTGGTGCAACTTTAGCGGCAACTGCGGCAACAGGAACTTCTGGTCAAGGTAATAATGGCGGAACTTCATCTACTGTATTTGCTGGCGCTGGCGGTGGGGGGAATCTTACTGTTGGGGCTAATACAACACCTACTGCGGCAGGTGATGGTGGAAGTGGACGCTCCAGTGCCCTTAGTGGAACTTCAACAGCTTATGCTGGCGGTGGAGGTGGAGGTTGTTTTGGAGGTTATAATGGCGTAACTACTAGAGGACTTGGCGGTACTGGCGGCGGCGGTAATGGTAATTTTGGAAACGGGAACGGAAGTGCAGGAACACCTAATACTGGTGGTGGTGGAGGCGGCGGAGGATTTGGAGATGAAACTGGATACGCAGGGGGTTCAGGCGCAGTAATACTATCTATACCTACATCTGGGTATTCAGGTGTATATACTGGAACACAATTAGCAACTTATCCAAAGGTAGTAGGAACTAATACTGTTCTTTACTGGATAGATTCAGGAACTTATACAGCTTAAAAGGAATATAAATGGCACATTATGCAAAAGTAGAAAACGGAATTGTTACACAAGTTATTGTGGCTGAACAAGAGTTTATTAATTCAGGACATGTTGGGGAGCCTAAAGATTGGGTTCAAACATCTTATAATACGCATGGTAATCAACATCCAGAAGGCAGACCTTTAAGAGGTAACTACGCTGGAATAGGTTATATTTATGACTCTATTAATGACGTATTCTACATACCACAACCATATCCATCATGGACATTAAACAATACAACATGGTTATGGGAAGCTCCAGTATCTATGCCAAAAGACGGAAAACCTTACACATGGAACGAAGCAACAACAAGTTGGGAACAAATTAACAATGAAATATAATGGGGCGTTAAATTAAATTATGTTTGGATACGCTGCTTTTGCACAGGTCCCCTTTGCTACCCAATTAGGCGGTGCTTTATTTGTATTAAACATAACTGAAAATATTGATGTTGCAGACACAAATAGTCAAGTAGGGTCATTTTTACAAAGTATTACCGAGCCTATTACTGAGGTAGATGACTTTAACTCACAAGCCGGGTTATTTTTTGGATCTGTAAATGAAAACATAGCAGTAGATGATAGCTCTACCCAACAATTTAACTTTTTACAAAGCATTACAGAGAATAGCAATTTAGATAGCGCGCAATCAATATCTGCTGGGTTTGCACAAAGTGTGGCGGAGAACGTAAATGTAAACGACGTTTTAGTGCCCTTCTTCGCAGCTTTAGGTTCTGTTACTGAAAACGCAGATTTAAATGATGTACAAACTATAAGTGCTCAGTTTAGTGCAAGTAAAACAGAAAATGTAGATTTAAATGATGTTAGTAACATTACAGCTCAGTTTGCAGTGTCTAGAACAGAAAATATAAATGTAGCTGATTTAAATAATATTGCCGCTAATTTTGTAGTGACTAAAGCTGAAGCAGTGGTTATGGCTGACACAGCATCCATTATTAGTATATTTAATTTTACTATTGTAGAACCTTTTGCAGTTGCGGATAGTAATTCTGGATCAGCTCAGTTTGTAGTAGTAGACGTAGAAAATATAGGGCTAGGTGATACTTTTACAGTAGTTGCTAATTATGTACAGTCAATCACTGAGGCTATTACTCTATTAGACGATTTATGCTATAACGGATGGTTTAGAATTGACGATAGCCAAACAGCTAGTTGGGACCCAATTTCAACCCCTGTCGGCGTATGGGTAGATGTAAACAGTGCTCAAACAACTGCATGGACAGCGATTTCAACGCCTGGTGGCGCGTGGGTAGATATAAACGATGATCAAACAGCGGGCTGGGGCACAATAGATACCTCTCAGCCTTGTAGCTAGAAAGAATGTAATTGATGTATAATACGACTAAATATAAAGGACTTTTACTATGGCAAGCACCTATTCAAACTTAAAAATAGAACTTATAGGTACCGGGGAACAATCAGGTACTTGGGGGAATACAACTAATACTAATTTAGGCACAGCCATCGAAGAGGCTATTACAGGCACAGTCAATGTATCCTTTTCTAACGCGGATGTTACGTTAACCCTTGCTAATGCAAATACTTCTCAAACAGCAAGAAACCTTAGATTAAATTTAACAGGCTCTGCTTCAGGACCTCTTAATTTAAATATACCTGATGTGTCATCAGGCGGTGCTGCGTTTGAAAAATTCTATATTATATCAAATACTTTATCTTATGAAGTTGTAGTTAAGAATACTACAGGTACTACATACACAGTGCCCGCAGGTACAACTGCACAAGTGTTTTGTACTGGTACAGGCATTAAATCAGGCATTAGTTTTTTTGAAGGGGAAGTTTTATCTTCAGCAGCTTATATTCTAGGTGGAGCTATTGAAAACACACCTATTGGGTCTATTACCCCTAGTACTATAGAAGCTACTACAATACAAGCTACAGGTTTAACTGTTACTGGCACTGCTACTTTAGCAACTGTAGACATTAATGCAGGTACAATTGATGGCACGACTATCTCTTCTCGTATTAACCCAAGAACAATTGCAGCAGCGTCAGCCTCTTCTTTAACTCCAAACGTAGCAACTTATGATCAATATGCTTATACAGCGCTTGCTACTGGGTTAACAATTAATGCTCCAACAGGCACTCCAGTAGACGGACAAAAATTAACATTTAGATTTTTAGATAACGGCGTATCGCAAACTTTAACTTGGAATGCAACGTATACAGAAGTAGGCGCGGTTCTACCATTAACAACCGGAGTAAGCAAAACAATTTATGTAGGCTGTATATACAATGCAAATAATACTCGCTGGGACGTTGTCGCAGTAGCATATCAATCATAATAGAGAATATATAAATGGCAGATAGATATTGGGTTGGAGGATCTGGAACTTGGAACACCTCAAGTACAACTAAGTGGTCAGCTACATCAGGTGGTGCTGGTGGCGCATCTGTTCCTACCGCTGCAGACGCAGTTATTGTCAATGGATCTTCTGGCTCTCCTACTATTACCTTATCAGGTTCTTTAACCTGCCTTAGTCTTACTACTACAGGCGCTACCTGTACATTTACTTCCACAGGCACATTAACTGTTTCTGGTAATTTCACTTTGTCTGCAACAACCACATGGGCTGCAACATCGCCGGTAACAATTAACGCAAACTCTACAGTAACTACAAATAATATAACTATGTCGGGCCCAATAAACATTAACGGTGCGGGTATTACAGTAGGGCTAGGAAGTGCATACACGTGTAGTACGGATCCATTTAACACGCTCGGGGCATTTGTGTTAACTCAAGGTACATTTAATACTAATAATTTTAATATGACTTTAACTTGTGGCACGGGACCCGCGTTTAAATCTACAAATTCTGTACTTCCAAGAACTTTTAATTTGGGGTCGTCTACTATTATTGCCTCTTGTAGCGCAACTTTTGGTGTTTATATTTGGGATTGTTCTACTACTACAGGTTTAACTTTTAATTGTGGTACATCTTCACTCTCACTAATAGCTACCGCCAATAATTCACTAGGTGTTCATGGTGGGGGACTTACTTATTACGCGGCGTCAATTTATAATAAAAATAGTATTGTATCAAGCTTCTTTAGCCTTCGAGGTGCAAACACATGGACTAATTTAGTTCTTACACAAGATATCAGTACCCCTAATCAAACAAGTATTTTTTTAATATACGACAACCAAACAATAAGTGGTTTATTCATAACAAACCCTTATACTACAGGGGGTAATTATAGGATCCTTATTTATTCTGATACTCCAGGCACTGCAAGAACTATATCTGCTCCCACGGCAAATGTAATTGCAACAGACACAGATTTTAGAGATATTACTAAAGCAGGTGTAGGAGGTAACTGGACAGGCACTCGTCTAGGAGATGCAGGTGGAAACACAGGCATTACTTTTGATGCCCCTAAAACAGTTTATTGGAATAATACAGCAAATAACCAAGCATGGAACTCAAACTCGTGGGCTACATCATCAGGGGGCGCAGTTGCAGTTGCAAATTTTCCATTACCTCAAGACACGGCTGTATTTAGTAATACAGGCACTACAAACGGAAATACTATTGCAACGGTAACTTCGCAATTACTTTTTCCTATCCAATATGTATGGATGCCCTCAGCCGTCACTGCAACAGGTATGACAAACACAACTACTATTAGCAGCTCAAACTTTAATAATTGTACATTTACAGATACAACCACTCTAACTTTCACTTCTGCTACTTTTTTTAGTAGAGCTACTCAGTCATTTGGAGCTACTGGACAACCGGTGTTTTCAGGAACATTAGTTCTTAATTCTCCTACTAACCAAACGTTTCAATTAGCTGCAAATTGGGCCCAGCCCACAATAACATTGACTGCGGGAACGTTTAATTTAAACGGATTTAATACTTCGGGTACAAATCAATTTACCTTCAATGCGGGTACAATTAATTTAGGGAGTAATACTTTACAAACTTCTTATTTTGCCGTTGGTTTTAGTGGTGCTCAAGTCATTAACTTTGGCACAGGAAACATTACTAT